CTAAAAATTTGGTAAATACTATCAGTTCAAACGTGCTTTTGCACAATGCAAAAGACTTATGCGGATAACCACCGCGTAGCCAGGAGAACTGGCATTGGACTCCTAAAAGGAGAAACAAAATGGGAAGACCAATCAAATCGAGTAAAATGGCTGGAACGTCGTCAGGTGCCGCAGGACAAATCGCGGTGACGGCTTACAGAACATCAGGTGCATCATTGACAAACTCTACTACGGCTTATCTTATAAGCCAAAGAGGATCTAAATTATTCAAGATCTCTCTAGAAGATTCGTCAACAGGTGTATACTGCTTAAAAGCAGTAGCGCCAGGATCATTATCTGCAACTCCACCAAATGGATCAGCAGGTGAATTCTGTGTACAAGGTATCTTGAGTGACTCAACTGTTGTATATGTGGAAAGATTCTACAACAACACAGTTCACTATGTTACTGCCGGCGGTGATTCAGGCGTAGGCAAGTACGTACTCAAAACTGAGGGTACTGACGAAGGCCAAGAATCAGGCGTAGTCAACATCGACGTAATCACAGACCAATAATATCGACACGTGCTTAAAAGGGGGGAGTATTTTACTTCCCCCTTTTTCTACATAAATAATAGCAAATGGCAAAAACTCTACGTACATCAGGTGATTACACCATAAAAGCAGGCGACGGATTCAACTCCGGATCGGGTGCAAACACCATCACACTTGACAGTTTAAATGTCAGTGTTAGTGGTAACCTCACAGTAGGTGGTGCAACATCAACTATAAGCACCACAAACACAGTAATAGAGGACAACCTAATAGAATTACAGACAGGAATATCTGCAAGTTCAAATGATTCAGGACTTATTATTGAACGAGGATCCACAGGCGACAATGCGGCAATTATATGGGATGAATCTGTTGACTCTTTCAAGATAGGAACGACGACTGCCACTGGTGCAGATAAGTCCGGTGGTATCACTGTCACAGCTGGAGCATTAGAGGTTGGGGCTTTGACTGCAACAACAGGAACCTTCAGTGGTGCTTTGACAAGTGTGGGATTCACTGTTCAAGGAAACTTAACAGCAGGTTCAGTAACAACAAACGAGATTACAGCAAATGGTTCCAATGCAGATTTAAGTATTCAACCAAGTGGTACAGGTGACGTCCTGATCAGTGCGTTAAGATTTAATGGAACAACTATAGATAGTTCGGATTCGTCTGCTGTACAGATAAACGAAAACACAGAAGTTGACGGAACTTTAACGGTGACAGGCGCAGTCGCTATCACGAGTGGAACTATAACAGGAATAACAGATTTAGCGGTAGCAGACGGTGGTACAGGAGCATCAAGTTTGACCGACAACGCGGTGCTTACAGGTACTGGTACATCAGCGATAACAGCAGAAGGAAATTTAACTTTTAATGGTTCAACATTGGCAGTAACAGGAGCGGCAACAGTTTCAACAACATTAGGAGTGACTGGAGCAACTACTCTAAGTGGTGGAGCGACCATACTTGGCACAACCATAACAGGATCTCTACAAACCAACGAGATAATAGCAAATGGTTCAAACGCGGCTTTGACAGTTGCATCATCAGGAACAGGAGACATCATACTTGATGCAGGTGGAGATGTCATCTTAGACGTTGACAACGCAGATTTAATTTTAAAAGATGCAGGAACAGAATTTGGTAGGCTGAGCAGGGTCACAGCAGACTTTGTGATAAAGGCGTCAGCCCAGGATCAAGATCTTCTCCTAAAAGGAAACGATAACGGTGCAACAGTAACAGCATTGACACTCGACATGAGCGAGGCAGGTGCCGCTACGTTCAACAGCACAGTCACAGCAACGGACATCACTGCAAACAGTTTGACAACAAACGTGATAACATCCAATGGATCAAACGCAGAATTATCTTTACAAGCAAGTGGCACAGGAGATGTCGTAATCAGTGCATTGAGAGTAAATGGTACAACATTAGATTCAGCAGATTCAACAAAGATCACAGTAGCAGAAGCAGTAGATGTCACAGGCACTTTATTTTCTCGAGGAAATGTTTTTGGTGTTCAAACGCTAACTGGCTCAGGTAGCACAGGAGTTGTAAATTTAACAGACACAGTCACACTGTTAATAACAACCGGTGGATCACAGGCCTTTTCATTAGCAGATGGCGTGGAAGGACAGCTAAAAATACTCTCAATGAAGACAGACGGCGGCAGTGGAATAGTAACTCCGGACAACTTTGTTAACGGAACAAGGATAACATTTGACGATGTTCAGGACACCATAGTACTAATGTATCAATCAACTGGTTGGGTGGTGTTAGCACGTCAAAATGCACTTGTATCATAAGGATAATGAATGAGATATAAAGAGATCGACATCAACATCAAGGCCATCCCAGACAAAGAGGACGAAGCATTGTTAAACCAACTGATGGGTGCAAAGGGTGTAACTTTGTCAGATACAGACACAGAAAAAAAATCAGATGCCAACGTAGATAATCCAGGCAAAGTTGATTCAGACGATCCAAACACAGTTCCATCAGTTTTCCCACCACAACAAGAATTAGAATTGAAAAAACAAGAAGCAGGCAAAGATCTTGGACAGTTCTCAAACATACAACAGGACGCCGACGAAAGAGCCGCAGACGAAGAAGCCAGAGTCGACGAGCCTCTGGTCAAACAGCCAGTGGTCACAAATGGTGATAATCCTGGCGTGCCTGAAGAAATGAAGAATACACAGCCAAAAAACGAAAGTGAATTTATACAAAGATTAAAGACGTTATCTGGTCAAAACTAAGGAGCGTACATGGCATTCAGGAAACTAGTAGGTTCATACAAAGATTACAGCCTCGCAAGTCATATTATAGAAGACGGTTACCTAGCTGTAGACATAGACACAGGCAGTCTTAGATTAGGAGATGGATCAACTCCAGGCGGCACAGAAATTGCAAGTGCTGGCGGTGGTGGTTCATCAAGTAGCCTTGGCGATTTATCTGCAACAGGATCAACACTTTCAGCGCCTTCGAATGCAGATCTTACATTAACAACATCTGGGACCGGCAGTGTGGTTATAAATGACACATTCCAAATAGGCTCAGGAGCAGGAGTCACAACCATACTAGATGAAGATAATATGAGTTCAAATAGTGCCACTGCACTAGCCACCCAACAGTCAATAAAAGCATACATCGATAGTGAAATATCAGGAGTTGGTGGAGGTGGTAGCACAGGTGATATTTCATTTGTTGGCTCAACAATAGCATCACCTAGCAACGCTGACCTCACACTTAATTCAAGCAACGGTAACGTTGTGATAGAAGGCATAAGGGTAGCAGGGACTACACTATCAACAGAAGACTCTACTCCCGGAATCGAGATTGCAGGAAATCTTATCCCAAGCCAAGACGGGGTATTCCAATTAGGCTCAAGTTCACGTAGATGGCAGACATTGTTTGTAGCGGCAGAAACAATTGACCTAGGCGGTGCAACGATATCATCAGACAGCACAGGATCAATATCTATTTCGGCAACTGGTGCCACACTGCCAGAAGGTAGTAAGGTAGTCAACAACCCTATATCATTGAATGGTGCCACTAATAAAACAGCCGCAAGACCAATACAAAATGTGAAAGTTTTTGTCAGTGACGGTAGCACAAATCGGACAGATGCCCAGTTGTTGGCCGGCACTGCCGACCTCACTCTCGAGTTCAACGCCACTGTCGAAGACGTTCCTGTGTACACAGATGCTGAACAAACATTTACACTATCAAATGGCGATTCTCTAGCTTCAAACGCCGCTGGAATAACACTATTCCAATTTTAAAAACACGCAATAAATACACTTGTTAATAGGATATCCATCCGGTGAGTGCAAGAAGGCCGGGGACAGTACGAGAACATTATGGCAGATAGAACACCGGTACGAGTAGTATTCAACGAATCAAATG